TGTTGCTGCAGTTTGATTATATATATTAGCACCACTCGATAAACTTGTAAAAGTAGCTGTAAAAGAAACAAAAGCTCCTTGATTAAATTGTGTTAAACCAAAATCATAAACTGCTTTTGATTTATCCACACTTATTGTACTAGGACTTGAACTAGCATTAAGCACTTGATAGTCTGAAGATAATAATTGACCTTTAAATTCACCAGGTATATTAACTAAACTAGTTACATAATCTAATTTAACGTCTAACCCACTACTGTCTTTCATATCATATCCATCTACATAATTACCTAACATTAGTCTGTTTCCAGATTGTGTCAAAGCCTTGGCTTTTAATGGAATGGCATCATAAAGTCTTAAAGATTCATTTGCTGAAAGAACACTAAATACTTCTTTGTTTCTAAAAAATATAGATTGAGTAGTATTATCTGCCCATCCTAAATCTGATTTACTATACCTATCTATTACTTTAATTACTAAACTTGAACTTTCTTTATAACAAACTTCTATTTCTTTTACTAAAGAAGAGCCTGTATTAAAAAAAACAGTGGCTGCGTTATATGCATTAACCATTGATTCATTTTTAATAGTATTAAAATCTACTTCTACAGGAATGTCATTTTCTGGCTCAAATGCAGGTGAACTAAATGGAGATAAAGCAGAGTACTCTCCATCTTCATATCTAAACCTGTATGCAAAAGAAACAAACTTATCTGTTAAAAAACTTTGATCATCGTTATCAGCACTAGATAAAGTAAAAGTAGGTGGATTAATAGGTGGCTTTACTATTAACTTAATCTCATCTGCTGTTATTTGGTCTACGCCACCAACAGGAAAAGCATAAGACCTATCTACATTTATTTTTCTAGGTGGATTTAAATTATCAGTAAATATTAAAAACCTATCTATTAACTCAACTCCTGTTATTAAATTACTTGGGTTAAAATTTAATACAGTAGTAGATATAACGTGGTATACAGTAGCAGAGGTTTTTACATTGAATGAAACAATTAAGTCAACTACTCCAGGATCAGTAATAAACCAATATATAGTTTCATCAGAATCATCTGCATAAGAACCAATACAAAGTGCATTAGCACTCAATGCCACTCCTTGATTGGTAATATTAGTTAATAAAGTATTTCCTTTAGTATTCTCTAAAGTTCCAATCTCAGAATCTTCTGTGGAACCTAACCTGGCATTTAATGCATCTACATATTCTCCAGGAGGTAGTATCCTTTCGTCAGTAGACTTATTCATTACGCCTTTAAAGAATAAACTATTTAATTGCATATTACTTTATAATCTTATCCTGGCCTCTTAAATTCATAAGTAGTCTTCCAGGGTGAATGTTACTCATTCTTATTTTGGCATTTCTTAATAGTGCTGACTTACTTTTTCTGTATCGGTTTATAACGTATTCTGGTTCGTTTAGTTTAGTATTTAATATAGAGTAACTTATATAAGAGTATAAAAACTCTTCAAACATTTTATTTACAGTAACCAAAGAGTCATTACCATTTTCCATACCATCTGAAACATATTCTAATATAACAGACCTATTAGCTGCTCCTGAACTAAAATTAATAACGCCACCCTTACTATTTATTTTAAATGTAGGTAGTGCGTTAGCGGTCTCAGTATTTAAACCAAACCTTTTTCCTACAGCATAATCAAAGTACCAGCATCCATCTATGCACCAACCCTCCATATTGTCGTAAGGGCTATTTTTATTTAAATAAATACTTTTTTTAGTATTATTAATTCTTTCTAAATCAATAGTAGAGTTTTCTGGTTTTAATACATTACCATCTTGATCAAATAAAATCTTATTATTATTATCTTGAAGATAGGCCTCTGCGTAATTAGTTTGAATATTTTCTGTTAAAGGAAATAAATAACCGTTATGATATATAGATACTCTAACCCAGTTTATGTAATCTGATGGTAATATATATCTTAGATTATCTCCTACGTCTAACTGTAATATTTTTATTTCTTTAAAGGCATCGTAGTTTAATTCTTGTATTGCTCTTTTAGCGTGAAATAAAATTTGATATCTATCTACATTGTTAATTAATTTATTGTTGCCAACATACATTAACATATAGTTATTTACGATATCCTGTAAAGAAACATATTGGTAAGAACCCCAGTTCGCATTCTCAGGAACATTACCATTGTTTTCATAATATTGATATTGTGATATATAAGCCATTAACTATTTTCTTGTACCATTTCCATTTTTTGCTGTGCATCAGCTACTTGAACTACTTCAGATTCTCTAATAGATAAACCAGCGTATTTTAAAATACTTATTACTAAATCCGTTTCGTCTGACAGTGGTAACTCAAAGTCTTGATAATCTGCTTGAGATTGGTCAAAAAGAGGTTGACCACCACTAAGAGAAGTAAAAGTCCATTTAGGGTCTTTTGGATATCTAACATATTGAGTTTGTAAATCAGCTGGTCCAGATATAGTAGTTGGATAAGCAGTAACGTTATTACCTTCTAATACATAAGCTGGATATTGTGTAGTAGGAGCTGTTAAGTTAGAGTTAGTTAAATAAAATATTTTATTTTGATGCACTCTTTCTACTTCACTAATATTATCATTATTATAAATTACATAATTTTCTCCGCTTACTATTATGTCACTGCTTAAATTAAGTGATGTATTAGCAACTGCCGTTACAAAAGCAGATGTGGAGTCATTGGTATTTACTACTATGTCACCTATATTTACTACTCCTAAAAAGTTAGCATCCACATCATCTAATTTACCTACGGTAGTTCCCGTAGTAGTTCCTGAAGCTAACTGAGTAGAGTAATAAAATATTTTATTAATTAAATAATAATCAGTAGGAAGCGAATAAATATTGGCATTAACTCTAGTTAAGAATGACGTAACTGAAAAACTATCTATTACTTCTTCTATTCCTTTGGTAATGTCAGCATATCCTGTTCCAGATAGTCTAGTAAGTCTGTTGTTCTCTTTATTTATTTGATTATTATACTGGTAAAAATAATCTTCAAATATATCTAATTGTGCTTGTTTTGCGAAAAGGTTAAAGTCACTGGGAGATATGTATCCGTAATTATTTTTATTCAGTATAGAAAGAACAGTATTTCTAACAGAATTTATCATCTAAAATCTTTTGATACAAAGATAAGCAAAAAAAAAGAGGTCCTAATCTTTTTTAGAACCTCCCTTGTATTTTAAAAATTATCAATAATTAACCGAATGTTAAACCAGAAATTTCTGGTACTCCACCAGCAGCATCTGCAATTCCAGCTAAACTTAATTGAAAAGATGGTTTTGTCCAAGCTAATTGTAAAGCTTTTAACATAGCATCTTCAATAGCATCTCTAACATCTTCATTGTTAGCGGCCATTGTATCGTGAGCTACCTCTACGTGTTTTCCTGATGTATAATGAATTTTAACTGATGTAGTACTTTCTTGTTCTACAATAGCTACATCATTTATAAGCACTAATTGGTTTTGCTCATTTTTGACGGGTATACTTAAGTATTTTTGCATAATAAAAAAATTTATGTGTTAATAAAAAGCAAAGATAGTCTATTTTTTTTACTGTGTTAGTGTGTTAACATACCTTACTAACTCTTTAACATATCTTGAAATGCTTTGTATATCTCAACACCTTCATCTCTTTGAAAAAACCCAGCTACTGTTTGTATGTGGTCTTCACCAAAAGGAACCATTAATAGTTTAGTCTTTTTAGTTTTAAGATTATAGTAAACATCCTTACCATTGTTTCTCAAACTTAATAATCCTTTTTCAAATATTTTAACTACAGTGTCTTGTAATTCCAACATTGGGTCATTAATCGCATCTAAAAAGTCAACAGGATTATTTCTAGCAAACAATATGACATCTCTTTTTAACTCAGATGTAGTAAGTATTCTAGTGTCTAAATCTAAATATACTCTAGCTAATGTTTCCATTTGATCTATAGTTAATTCAGACGCTTGTTTGAATGCTTTAGATTCTATTTCTAAATACTCTACTTCTTTTTGAGCATCTGCTTCTTTATCTATTTCTTCAAACATTACACCATTGTCTGGATGGTAATGTAAAAATTCCTGTAACACAGGATTTGTTTTAGCAACAAACAACATTCCATCTTCAAATATAACAGGTTCTAAAACAGCATTGCTGTCCTGCTCATCCTCAAAAGGACTTTTTTGATTAGAAGCGTAACGTAAAGGTCTATTGTGAGTGCCATCAAAATGTAATAATGGCTTTCTTCTTGTGTTTCTAGAATTAAGTGTGAAACTTAATGGTTGTTTATCATTTTTTAATTTATAAACACGGTCTTTTAATTCTTTCTTTTTTTTCATTTGATTTAATTTAAAGTTTAAAAAATAGGAGGGGATTGCTCCCCTCCATAAATTATGTTATTATTTAAACAATACGAAATTGTTTGCACCCATAACACATAGTGCTCTTTCTGATAAGAAATGAACTTCCATCACGTCTTTTCCAGTCGTTCTTGCACCACCAGCAGAACCAGTAACCCAAGTTTTATAACGTCTGTCTTCCATTTCTGAAGCTCTATATCTTACGTGTAAGAATGGTCTCTTAGCGTTTCTTCCTAATACTTGGTCATAAACGTTAGTTGAACCAGCTGGTACTAATACACCATCAATAGCTCCACCAACTAAACCACCTCTCATAGTAGGATCGTTAAGATATTTCCAATCTGTCTTATAGAAATCATATGCTCTTCTAAATCCAGTAAATCCTAGGTTTAATGCCATCTCTTCGTCATTATCAAATAATCCGTAAGATGAACCACCAGCACCATAAGAATTCTGAGCAGCTAACATATCATCAATCTCAAAAGATGTTT